TATAAAGACAACTTGTTTGGATGTCATCAACACAATTATCATTAAGTGAATGTATTAAATTCTCAATAGCACTTTCAACATCTCTAACGTTTACATCATCGTAAATGTCAAGGTCAATTGTCATCGTGTATCTTGTTGATTTGTCTGTAGTCATGTTAGTTATTCCCTTGTTAGTTATTAAATATATCCTCAGTATATATAAACAAATAACATTGTCAACCCCTAAAATAAAAAAAATGTGTATTATTTTTCCACAGCCCCACAAGCAACATATATAATATTTAATTAAATCTATAAGGTGGCATATTCAAAACCGACAACAAAAAAATAAATATTTAAAAATTGACCCCTTGCCCCCCTACACAACTTATATATACGTAGGTAACCCACACAATTTTTTTGCAATTTTTTCATAAATGATATATGCTACCTATATAAGGAAATAAAATGTCTAAAAAGATTTCAACAAACAACTATGTTCATATATCAAAAGGTACTTCTCAAGGTAGGAATCCTATCAGGAGTAGTATGAATAAACACAAGCGTAGAAGTTATAAGAAATATAGAGGACAAGGTAAATAAGAAAGGAAAGAGTATGGCAGGACCTACACACAGTAATCGTAATTATAAACTAATGAAACCTATTAACATGACGGAAGGTGATTATATCATAGAAGTATGGGAGGGTAGTAATTGGAATGACGATACTAAGACAAGAGAAGTTATTGATGGTGCGATTGATATAAAGATTTATCAAAAGATAGATGACGCATCTAAATACAACAAGGGTGATATTGTAGGCTTCTTCAGAGCCTGGGGTAATAATAGCTCACCAAGTACACAGTTCGCTAAAGATGAGGGACTAGATGACGAAATCCCTTTCTAAGAGAAGGATAGTCAAACCACCTTTAGATAGATTTGGTGGTGTACGCATAGTACAGAAACGTATCCAGAAGTCGGAAGTGTTAGAACATCATAAAGATGCGGTAGCACAAGAACTAATTGATATAGCAACATCAAGTATAGATGAGATTATTGATTGGGATTCTTCTGGATATGTTCGTGTCAAAAGTCCTGATGAAATATCAAACAAAGCAATCAAAGCAATTAAGAAGATTAAGATGACACCGACTAAGGAAGGTCCTCAGTTGGAAGTAGAACTGCATGATAAAGTATCCGTGTTAAGAACATTAGCGAAAGCAACAGGGATGATGGATAAACAAGAAGATATGGACAAGCCTTCTGTTGTTGGTATAGTAATGCACGGACCTGAACAAATAATAGATGTGGAGCCAGTGAATGAAACAAAGAACAATGGAGATAGCGGAGATACAGATAATCCAGAAGGAGATGTTGAACAAGAAGATTAGTATACAAGATGTAGCTAGGAATAATGGAATCTTCATAAGCAAACTACAGCAGGTACTATCTGGTAAAGCAACAGTAACACAAGATAAGATAGATAGAATTATAAAATATGTAACACAGCATGACTAGTCCAATAACAAATCTGAACCTAGACTTCACCACTTCCCCTACTGTATGGAAGTTCCTGCAGGATAAATCTTTTGTCAGGGGGATTATGGGACCAGTAGGTAGCGGTAAGTCATACGCTTGTGCCGCTGAGATTATGTTAAAGGCAGTCAGTCAAGTACCATCACCAAGAGATGGAATCAAGTATAGTAGGTTTGTAGTTGTTAGAAACTCATATCCTGAATTAAGAACAACCACCATTAAAACATGGCAAGAGTTGTTTCCTGAAAATATCTGGGGATCTTTCCGTTGGTCTCCTCCGCTAACCCATCACATAAAGCTACCATCACGAGACAATGCTCCAGGCATAGACTGTGAAGTTATCTTCCTAGCTCTGGACCAACCCAAAGATGTCCGTAAACTTTTATCCATGGAGTTGACAGGTGCATGGGTGAATGAGGCACGAGAGTTACCCAAGGCGGTTATTGATGGGTTAACACACAGGGTAGGTAGATACCCTACTCTATCGGATGGTGGAGCTACTCCTTGGCGTGGGATTATTATGGATACCAACCCTATGGATGATGACCATTGGTGGTATCGGTTATCTGAAAAAGAAAAGATGACTGGAAAATTTAAGTGGACATTCTTTAAACAGCCAGGTGCTGTAGAGGAATGTAAAGTTGACGAGTTGCCAGAGAATCCAGAAGCGAATGGTTTTGTATTCTCAGCAAATACCTGGTGGGCAACCAACCCTAACGCAGAAAACAGAAAAAACCTGCCCACTGGGTACTATGAACAAACACTCCTAGGAAAGAACTCCGACTGGATACGTTGCTATGCACAGGGATTATATACCTACGTCCAAGAAGGTAAACCTGTCATGAACGAATATGATGATAACATCATGTCCGAAGATTTCCTGGAGCCAGATCCAACCCTCCCAGTACAAGTCGGTGTTGACTTTGGTTTGACACCAGCCGCTATATTTGGGCAGAAACTAAAGAATGGTAGGTGGCAAGTCTATCACGAACTGGTAACATTCGATATGGGACTGGAACGTTTTGGTACTATGCTTAAATCCGAACTGGCTACTAAGTTTCCGAAGTACGAAGTATTGGTATGGGGAGACCCTGCTGGTATGCAAAGGGATCAGATCTATGAAGTAACATCCTTTGACCATCTAAAGTCTATAGGATTACTAGCACGACCAACAGCAAGTAACGACTTTCGAGTGAGACGTGAAGCTGGTGCTATGCCAATGAACCGATTAATTGAAGGTAAACCTGGATTGCTTATTGACAAAAGATGTCAAAGATTACGCAAATCGTTAGCAGGTGGTTATCATTTCAAAAGGGTTCAGGTATCTGGTGGAGAGCGTTATCGTGACACACCAAACAAGAACGACCATTCCCACGTTGGTGATGCTTATATGTATCTGGTACTAGGGGGTGGTGAACATAAACAACTAACGAGGGGACATAATCCACAATTCAAACAATCAGTAGCGAATACGGATTTTGATATATTTGCATGACAAGTTCAGCTAAACGTAAAGGTACAAGAGTAGAAAATAAAATAGTAAAGATGTTCCAAGCAATGGACATCAATGCCAGAAGGCAACCCTTATCAGGAGCAATAAAAGACTTCCCACATGATGTAGCGGTAGATTTAATCGGTGGATTGGTATGCGAAGTTAAGGCACGAAAGAATGGGGGAGGGTTCGCAACCATAAAGAAGTGGAAAGGTTCTGCTGATTTGCTAATCCTAGTAGAAGATTATGACCAGCCAGGTGTGTATATGGACTGGGCATTATGGAAAGAGATAGCAATGAGGCTGAAAGAACATGAATGAGCAGACACTAGAGTACCTATTTAATACAGCAGGTACTAATTTATCGGTGGTTCCGTTCAAATCATACCTACTAAACATCATGGATCTCCATGAACACGACAAGAAACACCTAACAGAAATGCCAAATTATGCAGAGTTCTTAGACTTTGCCGCCCAAACTGGCTATGGATATACAGTTTTAGATGGTGGTAAACCTGTATTATGCTTTGGTGTAGCACCACAATGGTATGGTGTAGCCGAGTTATGGATGATACCTGATATGTATTTGGTCAGTAAACACAAACTAAAGTTCCATAGAGGTGCAAAAAAGTTCATGGACCTCATAATGGAAGAGTTGAATTTACACAGAATCCATGTTACAGTTTTAGCTAGTAATATCCGAGCAATCAAATGGATTGAAAGTATATCTTTTAAAAGAGAAGGTGTATTAAAAAAATATACCTTTGACCAAAAAGATATGATAATATATAGCAAGATACGAAAGGACTAGTAATATGGGTATGTTGTTCTCAAAACCAAAATACACTCCTCCACCAGAGTTAGAGGAAAGCAAGAAAGCTGTAGCTGAACGAGAGGCAACAGCAGATGCCGCCGCTAAGAAAGAAACATCCGCACTTGCCGCAAGACGTAGAGCAATGAGAACAGATCCAAGAAGTCTGCTTGGTTCAGGTGGATTGCTTGGTATACAAGATACTGGTCCGCAGCCACAACCAACATACGTTAAAGATCCAATGGAAAGGTTTAGATAATGGGCGGTTCACCAAGAAGAGCTAAACCACAGCCAAGACAGGAAGCGGTAGCTCCTGAAGGTGCAAGAGAAGAAGTAGCCAAAACAACAGCTCCAGCAAAAACTCAAGATCCACAAAACTTAAGAAAACCAAGAAGCAGAACCAGAGGGGGTCTATCATTAAACTTTATGGAAATAGATGAAGATAATGCTGGCAATGTAAATCTAAGAGGTCAGCTTGGTGGTGTAAGAAACCCATTAGGTGGAGATAGATCATGACACATATTCGCAACCCAAAGTTTAGAAACCTAGACGAATCACAAGTGGAGACAAAATAATGGCAAAACAAGACGACAAAATACAAGCTATGGTTAATGACATTGACCCAGCAACCAGAAAAGTAATACAAAGACCTTTGATAGATATTGTTAGAGAAAATTCAGGTATGATTGGTGTGTTAGAAACTGTTATCAAACTTTTTGAAAAAGGTATAAACACAAAGCCTGACTTTAATTACAGTTCTCGTAAAGGTGGCGACAATAAAAATATAACGGCAAAAAAAGAATCAACCCTTAACGAAGAGCAAAAACAAAGGATGAGATACACTGGTATGGAAGCACCAGCACCACGACCAAAACGTAGGCAAGGGATAATGGAATAATGCCAGGACTTTACGATAACATCAACAAAAGAAAAAAAGCTGGGACTTCTCGTTCCAAGAAAAATTCTACAATCAGCAAAGAAGCCTACGATAATATGAAAAAAGGTTTTCCTAAGAAAAGAAAAAGAAAAGGTTTGATGGATTAATGCCATTTAGTTTTTTTAAAATGACTGCCGCTAATAAGCCTACTGGTTCATACAGTAGACCAAGGACTGGTAGTTCTTATACCTCAACAAAGATTTACAAAACGGATGCAAGAGGTAGGCGTGTCGTTGCAGGTACAAGAGTTGGAAGGTATGACAAAAGACAAGATAGGATAGTATACGATTACAGACCTGCAGTCGAAAGACCAAAGCCTACTATGTCTAACTTCTTAGCTACGTTGTTCAAACCAGCCATAGACAGAAAGATAGCTGGAGCGATTGCTACAGCAACAAAACCTTTGGGTGGTAGAGTAACAGAAGAAGGTGATGTAGTGATGGACGTTAGTGATATAGGGAAAGGAACACCTAAAAAACTAACTACAGTAAAACCTACACCAGACTATTACGCTTTAGAACAAGAACGTAAAAGGAAAGTTGCAGAAGAACGTGAAGCAACCAAAAGAAGATTGGGGTTAATAGGGGATGGTAACACTATTGACAATAGAATTAACATTACCACAGCACCAAGTATCCTAGGTGGCTTGGGAGTTGATTTAAATATAACAGATTTGAGGTTCAATCGTGGTCGCTAAAAAATATCAGAATCCATCAGGTGGACTAAACGAAGCAGGTAGAAAATACTTCAACAAGAAAGAAGGATCTAACCTTAAAGCACCACAGAAATCTGGAACAGATGGTAGACGTGTTAGCTTTGCGGCACGATTTGCTGGTATGGATGGACCTATAAAGGATAGTAAGGGTAGACCAACAAGACTTGCATTAGCTCTCAAGGCTTGGGGATTTGGTTCAAAAGAAGCGGCTAGAAACTTTGCACAAAGGAATAAAAAATCATGATGAGACTAGATGCAAGACAAGTAATGGACAGATCTAAGAAAGCCTTTGGCAGAAAAGATCTATGGAGAACAATATACGAGGACTGCTACCGATACGCTTTACCTCAAAGAAACTTATATGACGGATACTATGAAGGTCATGTACCAGGTCAGAATAAAATGAACATGGTATTTGACAGTACAGCTATTCATTCCACTCAAAGGTTTGCTAATCGAATCCAATCAGGCTTGTTCCCTCCCTACAAGAAGTGGTGCAGATTAGAACCTGGGGATGATATTCCACCAGAGAGAAGAGCAGAAGTTCAGCAAGCACTTGATATTTACCTCGACAAGATGTTTACTGTCCTCCGCCAATCAAACTTTGACTTGGCTATTGGAGAATTTTTGCTCGACCTCTGTGTAGGAACAGCGGTTATGTTGATCCAAGAAGGTGATGATGTAAACCCAATTCAGTTTACTTCGATACCACAATACCTTATTGCATTAGAAGAAGGTCCAAGTGGTACAGTGGATAACGTTTATCGTAAGTACAAACTAAGAGTCGAAGCTATCAAGAGAGAGTTCCCTGATGCAGAGATGCCAGAAACTCTATTGAACTTGATGAAAACAAAACCACAAGAGCAAGTAGAATTAACAGAAGCTGTTATTATTGACCCAGAAAGAAAAGACTTCTGCTATCACTTAGTCTATGAGAAAACAGGTGAAGAGTTAATCTACAAGAGAATGAATGAAACACCTTGGGTAGTTTCAAGATATATGAAAGTAGCTGGTGAAGTATTTGGTAGAGGACCATTAACAACTGCTATCCCAGATATTAAAACACTAAACAAAACATTAGAGCTACTTCTAAAGAACGCATCTATCGCTTGTGCTGGAGTATACACAGCGGCAGATGATGGCGTAATCAACCCATCAAATATTAGAATCACACCTGGTTCTATTATCCCAGTAGCTAGAAATGGTGGACCACAAGGAGCTTCATTAGCACCGCTACCACGTTCTGGTGATTTCAATGTATCTCAGATTGTTATTAACGATCTAAGAATGAATATTAAGAAAACATTACTGGATGATACATTACCACCTGACAATATGTCAGCACGTTCCGCAACAGAGATTGTAGAGAGAATGAAAGAGCTAGCACAGAATATGGGTTCTGCATTTGGTAGATTGATTACAGAAACAATGGTTCCTATTGTAACAAGAGTTTTATCTATTATGGATAGAAAAGGATTGATACAGTTACCATTGAAAGTTAATGGATTAGAAGTGAAGGTGGTTCCTATTAGTCCGTTAGCTAAGGCACAGAACTTAGAGGAGATAAATGAAATAATGCAGTTCGTACAGATTGCAGGTTCATTAGGACCTGGTGGTATTGCTGAGATGAAACCTGACCTTATTGCTACATACATTGGTGATAAGCTAGGTATCCCATCTAACCTCAGAACAACACCACAAGAAAAACAAGCCATTATACAGCAGAGTATGCAGATGGCTATGCAAGGTCAGGCTATGGGACCAGAGGGGCAACCAGCTCCACAAGGTCAGCCTCCTATGCAAGAACCAGCTAGTGCAGTAGTTGATGAGGCTAGTGCATGAGCAAATCAGGGTGGGATGGCATAGAGGTTCTTGACGAGAAACCTATGCCTTTAAGAGACGATTCTGTCGAAATTGATAAAGCATTTGCTAGAACGTTTGATACAACAGAAGGCAAAAAGGTTTTAAAATACTTACTTAGCAAAACAATACAACAACCAACGTGGATTCCTGGTGGAGACACGAGCTTTGGTTTTGCAAGAGAAGGACAGAATAGTATTATAAGAGAAATACAAACTAGAATTGAGAGGGCGAAAGCATGATTGACGAAAAAGAACTACAACAACAAGAAGGCTTAATGGCAGATGCGGCACCAATAGTTGAAGAACCAGAGGTAGATCCCAACGAAGTAGAGATACCACATCTAGTAGAAGATCAACCAGAAGAACCTGTTGGAGAAAAAGAAGTATTAACAAAACCAGAATACCTAGAAGAGAAGTTCTGGGACCCTAGTGAAGGTGTTAAGGTAGAAGATCTAAACAACTCTTATAAAGAACTTCAAAAGCAATTCTCTATGGGCAAACATAAAGCTCCAGCAGAATATGACCTATCAGCATTTGATGGTATTGATGTTGACGAAGATCCGTTAGCAAAAGAGTTTGTTGATTGGGCAAATGAAAACAAACCAACACAAGAAGCATTTGATAAATTAGTTGGTAAGTTTAGAGAGTTGGCTGATATACAAGAAGAAGCAAGTTCTATTAACATAGAACAGGAAACTTCTAAATTAGGACCTAATGCTCCACAGATTATTAATGGTATTAGACAATGGGGACAAGGTTTAGTTTCTAAAGGTGTATGGTCTCAAGATGATTTTGAAGAGTTCAAAGTCTTTGCGGCTACAGCTAGCGGCATTAATGCTCTAAATAAAATCAGAAGATTCTATGGTGAGCAACAAATACCAACAGCAACTGTAGAGATGGATGGTATGCCAAGCAGAGATGAGCTATATGAAATGGTTTCTGATCCTAAATACAAATCTGATCCTAACTTTAGGAGACAGGTAGAACAACATTTTGCTAGAGCTTTTCCTGGTGTAGCAACCTCGACTGGCGATATTTAAGGAAAGCAAGTGGCAGACAGAAGAACTGGTTTGATGGAGGACAACCTAGAGAATCTAATTCTCAGGAACTCCAATGTTAAATGGGTAGACAGGTTTTTAAATCCGCAGAACTACCCAAAGCCAGAGTCTAAAGATGGTGTTATGGAAACACATAGAATGTCTGTTGATGGAAATGGTCCTTACTATATTTACCCACAGGTAACAGTCCAAGGGGATGGTTATGTTAAACAATCCCTAGAAGATGCAATTAGTAGCAAAGATTACATTATGGTAGACGATAAGGCTACTGCCATAGCATTATCTAAGAATTACAAAAGTCTTATGATTGGCAAAAGATTTAGAGATTTCTACGATCTGAAATAGTTCTTGTATTTATCCTAAAAATATCTTATCCTATTAGCGAGATAACGAATGTCCTATTCGCCTCTGGCTGGTGTGGAAGTACATCATTTTTTAGCCGAGAATTATCCTCGATAACTAAAGTAAAATTTTTTATTAATTTGTGTTAAACAAGGAGTAAATTATGGCACAGTCAATTACTAATGCTTTCGTTACTTTGTTTGATGCCGAGGTTAAACAAGCATATCAAGCAGAATCAGTTCTACTTAATGCTGTTAGGCTAAGACAAGGTGTACAAGGCAACACTTACAAGTTTCCTAAACTTGGTAAGGGAAGTGCGACTGCTAGGATTCCACAAACAGATGTAACACCATTGAACGTTACTTATTCACAAGTAACAACAACAATGGAAGATTACAATGCGGCGGAATACTCAGACATTTTCCATCAAGCTAAGGTAAACTTCGACGAAAGGTCAGAACTAGTTCAAGTAGTTTCAAAAGCTATTGGACGTAGAATGGACCAATTAATTATTGATGCACTAGATGCGGAAGCATCACCAGGCACAGTAGCTAACACTATTGTTACTTCTGGTTCAGCAACTGCTTCTAACTTAAATGTTGGTAAGCTAATTGCGGCTAAGAAAACAATGGATGCTAAGAACGTTCCGTTTGATGACAGACATATTGTTATCCACGCTAACAACTTAGCTGGTCTACTAGGTGATGAAAGAGCAATCTCAGGCGACTTCGCATCAATCAAGGCTCTTGTTTCAGGAGAAATCAATACATTCCTAGGTTTCAACTTCCATGTTATTGGAGATAGAGACGAAGGTGGTTTATCTATTGATGGCTCAAGCGACAGGAAAGTTTTCGCATTTCATAGGTCAGCCCTAGGTATGGCTGTTAATATGGCACAAAAAACTGAAATCAACTATATCCCAGAAAAAACTTCTTTCTTGGTTAATAGCATGTTCTCAGCAGGTGCTATTTCTATCGACGGCGAAGGCATTGTAGAAATCACTTGTAGAGAATCATAGGAGGATATTATGGCTTATAGTGCAACTAATTTACAACCGATAGGTGGTCAAGCTAAAGCTGGTAATGCTCCTCAAATGTGGAGCTACACTGCACCTGACGCAGATGCGATTGCTGACATTAATACAGAAGGCTACTTCAATGGAGCCGCTGGCGTATTAAAAGTTGGCGATTTAATTCATGTTTGGGACAGTTCAGTACCAACATCAACTCTAGTAACTGTATTATCAAATACAGGAACAGTTGTTGACGTATCTGATGGAACAGCTCTATCAGTTGCGGATGCTGACTAATTACTAACCGAGGGGACTTCGGTCCCCTCAACTTTAAGAGGGCATAATGGCAAGCGGTGATTCAAATGTTACAATCTGTAATCAAGCCTTGAATTTATTAGGTGCAGATGTTATATCTTCATTTTCTGATACAACTAATGATGCCGCAACAGTATGCAACAATATCTACGACACAATCAAGAAGCAAACATTATCATTGTACCCGTGGTCATTCGCATTAACCAAAGTACAATTAGCAAGGTCCTCAACTACTCCCATTAACGAGTGGTCATACCAATATGATTTACCTTCAACAGCGGTAAGTGGTACACCATTACAAGTATACAATTCAAGTGCTACTCGTGTGTTGCCAATACAAAATTACGAATTACTATATACAGCTAGTGGTCCAACCATAGCTACTAATGAATCAAGCATTTACATAGACTATATTACATCAGGAATATCAGAAGGGTTAATGCCTTCTTACTTTGTCCAACTACTTGTCTATATGATGGCATGGCATTTAGCAGAACCTGTTACCGATCAAACCACTAAAGCAGATTACTGGAGAACAGTAGCATTAGGTGGTATGGCAGAGAATGGTAGAGGTGGTTACTTCCGCCAAGCTATGAACATTGATGGTAGAGGCAAACCAAATTATGCAATAGTAGACTTCCCATTAGCTGATGTAAGGTGATGCTATGAGCAGAGCTGTTACTATCCAAACTAATTTTACCACAGGTGAAGTTGATCCATTGTTGAAATCCAGGATTGATATTAACCAGTATTATAATGGTTTAGATAAAGCAAGGAATGTTCTTGTCCAGCCTCAAGGTGGTTTAGAAAGACGACCAGGATTACAATACATAGATGAGATACCAAGTGCCGCTAATCCGCAAAATGGTTCACGCCTTATAGCATTTGAGTTTTCTACTACACAAAGCTATATGTTATTGTTTGTTGATAATAGAATGTATGTCTATAAAGACAAAGCATTGGTAACAAACATCAATGGTAGTGGTAATGATTATCTTACAACAACAATAGGTTCTGCTGTATTATCGACTATGGACTATGCACAGTCTGTAGATACACTAATATTAGTGCATGAAGATATGACACCATTCAAAGTTGTTAGAGGTGCATCACATAGCACATGGACTATCTCAGCTATTTCTTTTGATTTTGTTCCTAGCTATGCTTTTACCATTACTACTACTGCTGGTGCTCATAACCTCACACCGACTGCGGTTGATGGTAATATTACTGTCTCAACCAGTGGTGGTGCTTTTAGTGCATCTAATGTTGGAGATTATATTGAAGCAACAGATGGTATTGGTAGAGCAAGGATTATTAAATATGTTTCTTCTAGTGAAGTAGACGCTGTAGTCGAGATACCATTCTTTGATGCAAATTCTATTTCCGCTGGTGATTGGTTCCTTGAGAGTGGATATGAAGATACTTGGTCAGCAACAAGAGGATACCCAAGAACAGTTACATTCCACGAAGGTAGATTATATTTTGGTGGTACTAAGGAACGTCCGAACACATTGTTTGGTTCACGAGTCAATAGATTTTTTGACTTCAATCCAGGAAATGCCTTAGATGATGATGCAATAGAAGCAACATTAGATACAGGTAAAGCCAACCCAATCATAGGATTGTTTAGTGGTAGAGACTTACAAATCTTTACTAAGGGCGGTGAGTTCTTTGTACCTCAATCATCACTAGACCCTATCACTCCTAGTAACATTGTTATCAATGGTGCAACAAGAAGAGGTGCTAAGGAAGGTATTAAACCTCTAGGTGTTGAGAGTGGTACAATATTTATTCAAGCGGCTGGTAAAGCTATTAGAGAGTTTTTGTTTAGTGATGTAGAACTAAACTATGTATCAAACAACATATCATTATTATCATCACATCTATTACAATCACCAGTAGATATGGCACTAAGAAAAGCAACATCTACTACAGATGGGGATTTATTATTAGTAGTTAATAGCAATGGCACATTAGCCACTTATTCTATTCTCAAGACTCAAAACATTACAGCACCATCATTAGCCTCAACAGATGGTGAGTTTATTAATGCGGCTGTAGATGTAGAGACTATGTATTTTGTAGTTAAGAGAACAATAGATTCAACAGACGTATACTATATAGAAACATTTAATGATGATAACACTACGGATAGTGCTATACTACTATCAGGTGGGACATTACCTGGTACGACATCAGTTACAGGATTGGATCACTTAGAAGGTGAAACAGTTAAAGTTATTGTAGATGATGCTATGCAAACAGATAAAACAGTATCAAGTGGTGCAATAACATTAGATGCAGTACCGACAACGTATGTTGAGATAGGTATTAACTATACACCTACTATAACAACATTACCAGTTGAGTTAAAATTACCAAGTGGTAATATAGTAGGACAGAAGAAAAGAATTGTTGAGGCAACTGCTAATTTGTATTTGTCTCAGAATCTTACCCTAGATGGTAAAGACTTTGCATTTACTGCGGCAAATTTCTTTACAGGGAAGAAGAGAAGGAAACCAATGTTGGGATATGATAGAGAAGGGCAGATGACATTCTCACAATCACAACCATTGTTTTTCAATTTAATTGGAGTTGAATTTAAAGTGAGTGTAGGTCAATAATGTTTAGTACATTTTTTAGTGTATTGTCAGTAGCTTCATCCATTGGTCAGGCTTTTATGAGCTACCAACAAGCGGCGGCTATGAAAGCATATTATGATGCACAAGCTGACATATCACGATTACAATATTCACAGAAAAGAGTAGAGGCTAAAGAACAGGGTGTTAGGGTCTTAAAAGAAACCAACAGAGCTTTAGGTTCTGCATTAGCACAAGCGGCGGCAGGTGGTATATTAGCTACAGAAGGTTCTGCATTATTACAACAATCTGTGTCATTGCGAGGTGGTGTAGAGGATTTCAACCTTGCTACATTTAATGAAGAGATATTAGCAAACATGGGAGCATTAGAGTACGCTAACCTACAACAAGCAGGTAGAACGCAAATGACAGGTGGTCTGATAGGTGCATTATCTGGATTTGGTACAAACATTACCAATGCTTATCAAGGCGGTTTATACAGTGGATTCGGTGTAACGCCACCGAAGAAGGAGGGGTAAGATGCCACCAAGAAGAACCACATATCAATCAGGTAGAGTAGGAATGGTCGGCATACCAAGTGTTGACTTTTCACAGTATAAAGCACAGGCTGGTGTATTTTCTGACTTAGAAAGAAGATTGAATACTGTTACAGATTTTGCAATTAAAGCTGGAACTGCTGGGGCAGAGAGCAGGGCAATGTCTAATGTGTTTGAAAACGAACTGCTGGCAGATTTAGATCAACAGAAATTAGAAGGTATGTCTCGTAAAGATTTTTATGATATGATCGGCGGTGAAGGATCTAACGCTTACTTCCAAAAATCAAAAGAAGTTGCCTTATCTGTTTTGACTAATAATCTTAATACATCTTATTCCAAACAACTAGAAGATGAATATGCTACAGCTGTAGAAACAGGGACAACACCTGAAGAGTTCTACAATAATGCTTACAATATTATGCAGGGCAATATAGATGCCTTAGAAGAAATAGATCGTAACACTGCATTATCTTTCGGCACTGATGCTAACAAAGCCTTATCCGCTACATATAAAAAATATAATAGTGATTACCTAAAGCAAGAACGCATTAACAAAACAAATGATTTAGAGGAGCGATTAAATCCTAATCTAATTTCCTCTTTTTTTGATGCACAAGATGTCATTTCATCCATCAAATCTGAATTAAATACAGTAGAGCAGAACATCTACTCTCTGCGGCTGACAAATGAAATACAAAATAAATTAACAGCAAGTGTTAAAGCAAGGGCTGTTAATGGTTTTCAAGACAAGATGGGAGACATTAGCGATATATTGATAGACAACCAAGAGATACTAACAAATTTAGAAATTGGTATTGAGTTAAATGATGAGGCAATAATCTCCAAGGCTATGCAAGACGTGTCATCTTTGCTGAATGATAATCAAGAGGTTCTATATAGCAACACAGGAGATGTGTCTGATATAGATACTATGATAATAGACTTACTAAATTACACCAAAGAAGAGGGTGCTATTATTGGGAGCAATGAATTATATGGGATTTTGATAGACCCAATCTATAATGACAAAGCAAGGAAAAACGCCGAGCAGAATAAAAAAGATATTACAAACAGGAAGAAGTCAGAAAGTATAACAGCTATCCTTACTAAACACAAAAACAACCAACCAGTAACAGAAGATATTAATAAGCACTTCATTGAGTTTGGGGAGATGCCAAATGTATCACAAGATATGACCGCCATTGACAATCTAAGAACGTTGAATTTTGTAAAAGACAGTCCTAATGCTTTTACAAATGTAGATGTGGGCATTTTGCGAAGTAAGGATCCTGACATTACAGCAATGAACGTTAAAGCATTGTATGACCAATCACCTAATAGTTCCGTTTCTGTTGCGGATTTAAGAAAGGCTGGTGTGTATTTACCTGATTATGATTACTCAGACCCTAAGGAAATGATCACCTTGGGATCAAAAAGTTTAGGTACTATTCTGACCAAGGATTACTTTAATGAAAACTTAGCACAGAAACGATTTGTTGTTAGTGCTTTTGATTATGTAAGTGATACAACGTATGCTTTCTTGGCGGACTATGAATATGCTCCAGACTTTCAATTGAGTGAAATTAATGACATTTTAGAAGGTGATGACGTAATGAGAAGGGAGATTGATATACTGTTCCGTCATGTCAAACCAGCTTGGGATGCCGCAAGAATGCAAGCAAACAAAGCAGGGGAAGATTTTGATGATGAAGAATGGATGAAAAACCATCAATCAATATTCTCTTACTACAGGTTACAAACAGAAGATTTCAAAATACAGTCGAGTGACTTTGAGTCAAAATTATATAACGCAAAAATGGATTCTATAAAATCTCAACAAGGTGAAATTGGAAATCCTAACCAAGGGGTCGCAAGTTATGAAGATAACATAATATTTAATTATGGCGATAGGTATACAGCTATTCCATTTGACAATTTTAGTCTCGATAGATCTCTAGTAAAAAAATTAAAGACTGCTGATGGTTATGAAGAAAGCTACCAAGCAAGTGCTGATTTGTTGGCTGATGTGAATCAAGCAATAGAATCAATACAAGATTTCCATGTTCAGTACCAATGGTGGTTAGGCAATAAAGGTGAGGTTGAGGTTCAATTTAACGCAAGCGAATTATGGGAGTCAACTGGAACGCAATTAGAATATTATTTAAGATTACAAGAAGATTTACAAAATGTTGTAGATATGTATGATGGGGATTGATATGGCAACAAACGACACACTGAACAATGAACAATCTTTTATGCCAGGAGGACCTGGAAAGTATAGAACTAGATATGATAAAGTAAGAGATGAAATTATCCTTGATTACGCTTACGAAAATATTAACCCAGAGGCAAAAAATTGGAAGGGTATGGATTGGATAAAGCAAGCGTTCAAGAATAGAGTCGCTGGTACGTTTGTTACTAGTGCTGTAGCAGAAGATTTCTCTGCTGGTATCACAGAAGCGGTAACAGAAACAGCGGCTAATATTCTTGAGATTGGTGAACAAGTTACCAAACCTGTCGTTGCTGGAGCTGTGCCAAATTTACCAGCAGGAGATGGCATGACTACAAATCCATTTGAATGGCTAGACTCAACAGGCGAGTTAAAAATTATTGATGATTATTTGGGTAGCAGGGCGGTATTAAACAAATTGCACAGAGTAATACCTAATGATTCATTGGGGTATGCAGGGGTGATGGGGAAAGAAATGACTAGACTAGGTGGTTATGTTGCCACTTATAGTGCTTCACAAGCGTTGGGTTTATCCAAATTAGTTTCTACAATGGCTTCAATTGCTATTGGTGATGCACAGTATGTAGAACAAGGTCAAGATAATCTAGCTACATTGGTTACGGATTGGTTAGATATTGATGAAGGCAAAGCCAATAATTTAATCAGCAAAGGCATTGCTTGGATGGGTAGTACGGATAGCGAAACATTGTTAGAGCAGTATTTTAAAGACGTAACAGGAAATAATATTATTGCCATTGGGGGTGTTGGTGTTTTGTTTGGTATGTTTAAGCTAGGAAGATCGTTGTTTACTAACCCAGAAGCCGCAGAAAACGTAATAAAATTGTTGTACGGATATAACAACATGGAAAAATCTCAAGTAAGGCAGGAGAATAATAATGGCATTTTATGATCAAGTAGCAAAACTTATCCTTAAAGGAGCTAAGTATGTAGATGAATTAGACTGGAATGCTTTTAAACAGTTTGGTGTAACGGAGGAAAAAATTGCCGAAAAGGTAGAAAATGGCGTGCCTCTGAACAGTGCTGAAAAAATGTATCTTTTTGATAAAATCGTTAATGACCCTGACGAAGGCGTTAAGGGTATAATATGGGATAAGGATAATGGTAAATATATATTAAATCCTGAAAGAATGAAAAATGTGTCTCAAGAAGCTCTTACTAAATCTTGGGAAAAATACCAGCTTACAGAAGATGAGATACAAGATTTGTCAGGAATGATTGAGGCTTTTTACAGAACTGTGAAAGAACAAAAATACAAAGACCAATACAAATCTGATCCTAGATGGAGCCAGTCAAATCTACAGAAAAGAAAAGCTTATAGAAATGCACTAAAGAAAAAAGCTCAAGCTGTTTATGACGAAGATTTAGATATTGACCCTAGCATCATAGCAAATTTAGCTAATAATATCAGCAGGTTTAATGTGTCTGATTTTTCTGATATGAGAGATGTTGAGGCATTTGCATGGGGACAATTTGGTAAGATGGAAAGATTGCTGGCTGGGTTAGATGAAACTATGCTTGATGCTGAGAGCCTACAACAGTTTTCTAATACTACTGGGTGGGCTGATTTATTTAAGTGGATCATTAACCACAACCCTCACGCTAGTGATTTCAATGGATGGCAGAACTCAGGTCAAACAATTATGGGGTCAATAGTGTATTGGTCTGCGAAAAAAGAATTGGATGATCTCGTCGCATTAGTTCGTAGTGGCAAACCTGCTGCAGAGTTTAAAAATGCAAAAGATGCCGACCCATTAGAATTAACCAAGGCAAAGCTGTTAGTTACTATAGAAGCCTTTCAAGATATTTTCCCAAGCACTTCTGTGGCTAGATCCGCTAGCGGTAGTCAATTACGTTATAATATGTCTGAAGATGTTATAGAAAACTATAAAAAGATTTACCAATCTACACTTGACCCAGATGCCGCTAACACTGGAGATACTGCTCGCAAAATTACCGATCTGTTTGATAGGTTTGGTATGAACTCTATGAACGTAGAGGACTTTGCTGAAGAATACTCTCAGCTGACTAATGTTGAAAAAGGACCTTTGTTGAACAGACTAAGAGCTTGGTGGGAAACGCCTGGCATAAAAAACAAATACAGAGACTCGTACGCTGGGGATTTTTCTAAATGGTTAAAACAGAACTTGTCTATGAATGCCCTAACTGGTTGGCAGACATTTGGTAAGGCTTTTGTAAACGCTGGTATTATTAGCCAAGCTGTATTGCCTGTAACAAAAGCTACTGCTGCAATGTTGGTAGCTCCTATGGAGAGAACCGTAGGTAGGGTAATGCTGTGGGGTAATGATGTATACAGAGGCATGACAGGAGCAGATATTCTATCAGACAATGTAAAGATAAAAATTATAGATAATGAAATTGATAGTGCTGATTTGACAGATATGTTGGTATTCTACCAAGCACAGAAAGATGCTACGAATAACGTGTGGCGATCTATAAAATCCCAAATTAAAAATTTTGGTAAACTAAGCCCAGATCAAAAATTAGAACTAACACAAAACAGGGATATCAATTACGAAATAGCTGAATGGTTGGGGAAAAAAGGCAAAGCTGGTGAAATAGCTAGCGTGTTGCCTAAATATTGGATGAATCATTCAGGAGCGGTTTTACAAGGTATTGATAGAATGTATCAAGGGTACAGTATGGCTCGTAGTTTGTACATTAAAGCACACCACGCCTCTATAAAAAAATTCCAAGAAACAGGTGATATTGCAGAAGCAAGAAATGAATTTTTGAGAATTATGACAGAGCCTACATCTTATGTTGATGAAGCTAAGATAATGGCAGAGGCAGAAACACTAACAGGCAGAGTGGTGGCTGGTGATAAGAAACAGAAAAGTACTAATTTAGCTACTTCTATTGCTACAGCACCGCTCAAATTAGGAGAGGACCTAATAGAAAAAGCGTATCGTGTTGGCGGAGATAATCTATTCGTTAAATCTGTAATGCTTTTCCCAAGAATATGGCTTAAAACAATGGGTGTTCAAAAAGATTTTATCCCAGGAGGAATGGTGTTATCTCGTAAGAATAGAGAAATTATGATGGCTGGAGGTGCGGCACGACAGGAACTCATGGCAAAGCAAATTATAGGAGCGACTATAATGGAAAGCGTACATGATTTAGCTTGTAATATTTCTGCTAATGACCAGTTGTTTTGCATAACGAATAGTTTGTCTGATGACCAGGAGACAAAAGATATGCAAACAGCTATGGGACTAACAGACTTTGCAATTAATTTTAGACCTACTGTAGATGATAAGTTTACATCTGTGCCAACCGAACTATTAACACCATTAAACGGACCTTTGCACATGGGTGTTTGGCTTGGTGAAGTGTTAAGAGAAGATGCTGTTGATGACCCCTTACCTCTTTTAGGTACAGCCATTGACGGCTTTGTAGAATTTTTGACAATGGATCAGTTGTTTGTAATTGATGATACCATAAGAGATATAGGAACGAACTTAGTAAATTTAGCATCCGATTCAAAAGAAAGTGTAGACAAAGCCCTTAATAACCTAACCACAATAAGCACTGAATTTGGTTTGGTTTATAAAGGAGCCTTCAACAACATATTTCCTAGCACAACTGATGGCTTAAATAAATTCCTTACACGTCTTACAGATGATACTGTTAGAAGCAGTAAACCAATTTATGTAAACCAAGTATACGAAGATACATGGCAAGGTCGTATATCAGAAGCGTGGGACAAAAGCAGAGTAAAAGATGCTAACGCTAGGGGGTGGCAAGAAAGTATACCTGGTGTACTAGATCCAGTTCTTGATCCATTTAACCTCAAAGAGAAAAGAGGCTATCCTGTTTATAATTCAAAAGGTGAAAAACAAAATGTTGGGTTATATCCATTTGATACCCCTCAAGAGGTGTTAATTGGGACTGGAATTATTATAGGTGATGAACTGACAGATAAAGATAAGCTAACACAAAAAACTGTTAATAGCTTGGTTGCTGATGGTATCAGTTTGCCAAAGAGTTATTATGGAACCTTGAAAAATGTACGCCTTAACAACAAAGAACAATTTGATTTTTCAAATTATCTATTTAATACGCCAAGAGAATACCTTGGTGCAGATGGAGAACCTCTCTTTCCAGACAGGGGAGCAATGGATTTGTATGATACTTTAAATGCAATAGTATCAGAGGACAATGATGTTTCAGCTTTATATAAAACTAAATTAACTAGAGGAGAGCATATTGGCTATACAGGGGCAAAATTAAAAGCTACCAAAGAAGCCCAGATTGAAAATCTTATAAACCAATTTAATGAGATGGCGTTAGAGGATATGTTATCTAATCCTGATTTTGCTAATAAAGTTACTATTGCAGAATCATCTATGGAAAATAAGAAATAATTATGATACAATACAAATCAATATTCGGAGGAGGCAATGGCGACATTCGACATCAATGATGTAGCGAGGCGTGTCCAGTATACATCAACAGGACAAACAGGTCCTTTTAGCTTTACATTCCAGGTGAATGCTTCATCTGAATTGTTGGTGTATATAAATGACACAGTAAAAACAGAGACCACACATTATACAGTTTCTCTGAACGCTGATGGTACAGGTAGTGTTACCTTTACTACAGCTACAACATCTGGTGAATTGATTACTGTTATTGGAGACCAGCCTCTATCCAGAACAACAGTATTCCAAGTAGGACAAGTCAACCAACCAACAACTCTTGAGACAGAGTTTGATAATACATTAATTAGACAGCAACAAATCAAAGAGATTACAGATAGGTCAGTACAATTAAAACCTTCAACAGGTAGAATAGTTACAGGCTCTGGCACATCAGGACCATTATACTTTCCTTATGATACAACAGTAGCAAACAATGCTAATAGAGTATTGAAGTATGATAGTAATGGTACATCATTAGAGTTAGGTTCTACAACTACAAACATAGATGCTCTAGCCGCAATAGCCAGTGATATAACAACAGTATCAGGTATCAGCAGTAATGTTACTACTGTAGCAGGTATCGCAAGTAACGTAACATCTGTAGCTTCCAATGCCTCTAACATAAATACAGTAGCTACCAACATTGCTAACGTTAATACAGTAGCTGGTATATCATCTAATGTAACTACAGTTGCAGGTATCTCTGCCAATGTTACAACAGTAGCTGGTATCAGTTCAGATGTAAGTACAGTAGCAGGTATTAGTGCTAATGTTACGACTGTTGCAGGTGACACAGCAAACATAGCAACAGTAGCTGGTAATACAACTAACATTAATACTGTCGCTACAAACATTACAGATGTAAATACATTTGCTAATAAATATAGGATTGCTGCTACTGATCCAACAACTTCCCTAGATGTTGGTGATTTATACTACGATACTACTAATGACATTATGAAAGTATATGGTAGTTCTGGGTGGCAAAATGCTGGTTCATCAGTTAATGGTACATCTGCAAGATTCCAATACTCTGTAAGTTCTTCAACAACAACTATTACTGGAACAGACGACAATGGAAACAGTTTATTATATGATGCAGGTTATGTTGATGTATACCTCAATGGTATTAAGATGGTTAATGGAAGTGATGTTACTATTACCTCTGGTACTTCTGTGGTATTTGCTACTGCTATTGGCACATCTGGCACTGACACTGTTGATATTATTGCTTACGGTACTTTCAATGTTGCCGCTATTGATGCAACCTCGATAACAAGTGGAACACTAGGATATGCAAGAGGTGGTACAGGACTAGGTGCTTTAGGTAGTGCTGATGAAGTTTTAAAAGTTAATGCTGGTGGTACTGCTTTAGAGTATGGAAAGATTGGAACAGACAACCTAGAAGATGGTTCTGTTACTTCTGCTAAAATTGCTACAGGTACGATAGTTACTGTAGATATGGCAGATGGTTCTGTTACTTCTCTAAAGATTGCAGATGGTGGCATAGCTACAGCAGACATTGCAGATAATGCAATTACTGGAGATAAGTTAGCGGATAGTGTCACTATTGCGGATAGTTTAACAGTTACAGGAACAACAAGCATAGCAGAAGCTATTGAGAAAGTAACAATAGACAATTCTACTACTGGCACAATTAACTTTGATGCTTTAACACAAGCTGTAATGTTTTTCGACACAGACCAAACAGCAAATAGAACTATTAACTTTAGAGGTGATGCTTCTACTACATTAGATTCTATAATGT